AAATTGAGTAAGCTCATTGTAGTAGTTATCTGATTCAGTGTCAAATCCTTCTGCAACTAGACCACGATGTATTCTTTGTGCGTAATCTGTCATTTCTTGATCTGTTTTAAACCAAGTATTTTTTTCAGCCCAATCAATAGCTTTTTGTGAAGGCTGTGTCCTAACTGCCTGCTGTTGTAGTGCTGTGGGTTGCTGTTCTAACTCTTTTTGATAAGCCTCGTACTCTTGTTCTTTTTTAGATTTTGTTACTCTTATTCTTTCAGCTTCAAGATCTAATTTTGTTAAAGCTTGTCTTGCCTCCTCTTCTTTTGTGTAATCGCCAGCTTCTCTAGCTGAAATTAAATTTTGACGAGCCAAATCAGAGGCCATTTTATTTCTAACTTCGCTTTCTGACATGTAGCCTTTATCAATATCAAAAGCTTTAGTTTTTGCTTCAGCTAACTCTTTTTGTACGTTTTGAGCAAATTGTAGAGCGGCTTCTCTTTCTCTTTCTGCCTCTCTAACTTTAAATGTTAATTTATCAATACGTTTTTTTACTTTATCAGAATATTGATCCATTTCCTCAGATTGTTCTTGAACTTCAACATCAGGTTTTAAGGGATCTTTTTCTTCTGTTTTTATTTCTTCATATTTATCAGGTTTTACTGCACCGTGAGACTTGTCTTCTAATTCGATTTCCGCTCCCTCGCCTGATACATCCAGGTCTACAAGCTTTTCATCTTTTACAGTTTTAAGTTCTGTTTGCATGGTTAACCTCCCATGTTATATAATTGTTAATACGTCTTCAGGTGTTTCAACGGTTCCGAGTATTTCATCATCATTTAATAGCCTGACCTCTCCCCCTTCAATCTTTAGTCTTGATCCTGCGTATCTGCCAAACACGACCCAATCACCTTGTTTACACCAAGGTCCATTAGGAAACTTTTCTTTATCTGCGTAAGCATCATCACCTACGGCTAACACTAAGGCTACAGAAGCTGTCAACTGAGAATCCTCAATAGTTTTATCAGTAAGTATAACTCCGCCCTTAGTTTCTTTTTTTGCTTTGAAAGGTAATACCAATATTCGCCAACCAACTGGTTTTGGTAGTTTTTCTAATTCTGTTCTATCTGCCTCAACACCCTCGCTGGGGTTGTTGTATTTTTGCATTATGTGTTCTGGCACATATAAAGTTTTAGTCATCTATTTTCTCCTGTTCGTCCAGCAGGCGAGAAAGCTCCTGTTGGCATATGTCAATCATATGTAACTTACCCTGAATATACTTATATTCTTCGTAATTTTCAACCCCTTGTGTTAAATGGTCATGAAGTTGTTCTCTATAAAATTTAAGTTGTTTTTGAAATTCGTATATTACTCTGGTGCTCATTTCAGACAATTCATCCCAGGCACCCTTTTTTCAAATTTTTTATAAGAGTTACTTTTGCTTGTAAACCAAGTCTGTTCAATACTACCATTAACACTAAAACCCTCATTTTTTAATTTAGGCATCATATTTCTAATGGCTTCTTCTACCGATTTAAGTTTGAAGTCGTCACCAAACATTACACCGTCAGGTTTAAGTTTAGGCCACCAATTTTCTATATCATCTAAGACAGCATCATATTCATGCGCACCATCAACCATTATGTAATCAATCTCTTGATCTTTAAATTTATTTAATACTTCTTGATCATCTGATCTACCTTGTATTGGCACCACCATATCTCTGCCTATAAAAAATTTAAGATTGTCCCTAAACATTGTATAAAAATCTGATGGTAATTTTAAATTAGCGTGTTCAGATGATCCTTTGAATGTATCGATACAATAAATCGTTACATCAGTTTTATCTGCATTAAATAAAGATGTAGCTAAATATTGTGTCGATCGTCCAAGAAAAGATCCTATTTCTACAATCTTTCCGTTTGAATCTATTTGATCAACTATCATGTCATAAGATTCATGATAATTAAACCACCCAGGTATGTTAAAATACGTTTGTTTCATAGTTAAGTCCTTTTTTCTTTGTCTTAACTATTTGTATATTTTTAGGTGGGATTTTCAACCCTTGTGATTGTGGCCCTTTTTTAGGAGGCACTGTTTTTGTTAGTCTCTTCATTTTTACATGTGCACCCTACGCACCCACATTCATTACAAGATTGTGTGCAATGACACGGACAATCGCATTTCGTACATACTCCCATCATTTTTTAGCCTTTGATATTATATTTTTGACACCTGGTGCCGCTCTAACACCTAATGATACAGAACACGCAAGATACAATAGATGCGTGTAATACTCTGGTAAAGTTTCTAAAATTGCAAACCCACGTTCTATGTGTGGTTGCATAAAAGGTAAGAATGCACAAATTGCAGGTATCATTAAGGCTAGTAAAACAAACTCATCTTTCCAGGAACCTTTCATCTGATCGACCGCACTGGCCTCCCACGAAATTTTTCCTGCGATTTGCTGCTCTTTTAGACTCTTCTGCGCCTTAATCTCAGTCAGTTTTAAGTCTGCTTTAGCTTTTTTTGTCTCAACGAAGCCTTTTACGGCATCTCCCACCATGTTTGCGATGGGGCCAACTAAAAAATTCATCATTTTTTCTTTACTCCCTTAATTTTACCCTTGTTTATGCTTGCGTAAAACACTTTTGCACCTTCTTTCTTGCCATATGTCTTTGCCATGGCCCTTTTTATCTTTTTACCCTTCTTGTTTAGGGGCATTTGTTCTCTCTCTTGCTACTTGTGCACGTAAATTTGCTAAATCGTAGTCTTTTTGTAATTTTTGTGCGTCTAATGTCTGTTTATAGTCAAATTGGTTCTCTCTTAATCCTTGTTGCTCGCCTTTTAACTGCGCATCCATCTCTATTTGTGCTTGTCGTAGTGCTAATTCTTGTTGTTTTAGCAATACAAGTGGATCTGTGTTCTGATCCTGCATTGATTCTGCCTCTTCAACAACCATTTGTTCTGTAATTTTTGTTATTTCTTCGTCAATTTTTATTGCTCGTTGCATTTGTAACGCTTGAATTTGCTCTGGTGGGACTTGATCACCAAATTGTGCACGTAATTTTTCTGCTTCTTCTACTAAAGCTTGATCGACAACCTGTGTGGCTAATAAAGACACGTGTTGCATGATGTGTGATGTTAAATTTAATAAAGCCATGGGGTTAGTTTTAACTAATACAGATGACATAAAAAATCTATGCGCCTTGATGTGTAACTCATGATTTTGTTGTGGGAATGCTTGTAGGTTTGCACCCTTGAGAACTACACTGTGTTCTATAGCTGGATCTTGTGGTTGTGGTCCACGTGGTATAGGTAAAATCTGCTCAACATCTTTTACACCTAGAGCTAAGTACATTCTCCTATAAGCCTCATAAAGATTGTGTATTTGTGGGTTTGATTGTGCCAGTTGTAATTGATTTTGTGCCAACGTCACACGTTGAGACATTGAGAAAATATTTGGATCTGATACAGGCAGTATGTCTATAGAGTCAGCAAAATCTAAAACTTTAATCTCTCTAGGCCCACCCTGAACATTGTATGGATATACTGGAGGTAGAGTTAATTTAAAAATATTAGCTAAAAGAACAAATTCTTTTTTCTGAGCATAGTGTAATCTTTTGTGAACAGCAGACATTACTTTTGTTCCACGTTCCATCAAAGCCATGGTGGTGCCGACAGGTGTTTGTGAACTTCCTATTTCTGATAACTGCATGTCTGCTACAGCTGCAAATTGTTTACCAGCATCTACACAAAAACCTAGTAGCTGATACAAGACTTGATCGGGACCTTTATAAGGCAAGGACATTAATGCTTCTCTAATTACACCATTAGGTGCATCGACATCTCTAAACTCACCAGGTTGTAAAGGTTGATCGTCATCACGGATTCTAAGACCTCTTGACTTAAATCCTGCAGGTAAATTAGATAAGGTACCAGCATCTAATAATTGACGTAACGCTGTTGTAGCAGTTCTAGTTAGTCCACCAATCATGTGTATCAAACCAAAGCCGTAAAAACCTAAACCAGGTAAAAACTTATAATGTACAAAATATTCATTCTTTTTTCTTAGTGGGTCTGTACTATTGTAGTTTCTATAAATGCTAAGAACCTGACCTGATGTACGGTCTATTGTTACAACATAAGGTAACTTAATACCACTAGGTTCATTAGTTCTAGGGTTCATATCTTCAAAACCCTCAATATCTAAATCTGCGTGTATTTCATATAACTCAGCCATATCGCTAAGATAGTCTGACTTTGTTCCGTCTATTTGATCTTTTTTCTCTTGTACACCTGAGCTGTATTCATCACCCTCATAAGATTGTAAATCTATATCTAAATAAAAACCTGCAACTTGTTTTTTACGCAAATCATTCATAGACATTTTTATGACTTGAGTTATGCGATCACAACTTTCTAAATCTGATGCACCATAAGGAACTATCACATCTTCGGCAGGAATAAATTTAGATGTTGCTCTATTTAATGTTTCTTCAAAATAAATCTTTTTAAATGCACTACCTGACAAAGGTAACTGAAATAACAATTGGTCCATTTCAGGATTATACTCTTCCATGTTATGAGTTATCTCATAATTCATATAATCTTTAACACGTTCAGCAGCTTGTTGTAGTTGAGAGTTGTTTGCTCCAACGACTTGTGTTCTTACAGGACCATCACTTGGTAGAAGTTCAACATAAGCCATAGCTTGGAACTGAGTTACGGCTTGAGCTAACATTGGGTGATTAACGGAGGATGCACCTCTAAAAGGTCTTGTTCTCTCTTCGTATTTAAATCCTAATAAGTCTAATCCTTTTGTGTAAGATTGTTCCCAATCTTCTCTTGATGATTTATCTGCCTCAATTTTTTCTACTAACTCATTAGATAATGATTGCATATAACCTTCATCTAATACTTCTGCTAAATTAGAGGTAAAGTTTACAAGAGGTGTTTGTTCTACTTCACCTACGACAGCTCCACCGTCATCTACAATTTCTACATTAGGTTCACCAGATGAGTCTAGGTCAACAGTTGTACCCACCTCTTCAACTTCGATTCTTTCATCTTCAGGTTTTGCTGGGCCTTCTGTTGGTCTATCTAATGTACTGTCAAATTTATCTACTACCATATTCACCAAATATATCTGTTACTGAAACTAAACTATCTTTTGCTATTGCGCCACCATCTTTTTTCTTAAACATAAAAAATGGCTCTTTTGATTTAGGACTATCTAAAGTTATTGTAAACATATCAACTGTTTGTGGATTAAATTCTTCTATTACAATTAAAGCATCGTTTATAGACTCACCTTCTTCTAATGGTAAAAAATCTATTTTGTTATCATCTGCATATACATAAAAATCTTGATTTTGACCAGGAGCTATTTCTCTTGTGAACACAACGTCCTTTTGTCGATAACCTCCACCGCTTACAAATCTTCTTATTTGTTCATTGTAAAATTCATTAATACCCTCTTCGCTTTCTGTGGTTGTGCGTCTAGCTACATCTTCTTTGTTTAGTTTCAAACCACCGTCTACATCTCTGTTAAAAAATCTTAGTCCTTTACTTGGTTTATTAGGATCCACTATTTGTTCTACTTGTAGAGTACCGCCATATTTCTTTGCTATGTTTTTTAATTGTTGTGGCACAACTTTGTCGTATAGGTTTTTAAATTTAACTCCTGAAGGTCCATCAGGATCTTTACCCCATCTCATATTAACTTTTTCTGCAGGCATAATAGCGACTTTGTCAATACCTTTGGACTGTGCATCTTTTATAGTTGCTTTTAATAATAGATCTACGTAGTCAGGCTGTTTATTAAAAGGCACAGGTGGGAACAACTCTAAATCTTTAAAGCCACCATAATTTACATTGAAGGTACTACTTTCTCCTGCAAACTCTTGCAGTTCATCTGTTTCTCTAGTAGAAGGAACTTTAAGACCTTGCAGTTCCCTTTCCATCTCCGTGTTTCTTGTTAGGTCTAATAAATTATTAAGGACAATCGATTGTTGGTTTTCTAATTGTTCTAGGGCAAAAGGTGTTTGTGGATTAGGACTTTTTAGTTCTACGTTTATTAAATCATTTATCTGTTTTTGTAAGTTTTGTAGTTGCTCCGCAAACTTAGGAACTTGATCTAAGAGAGCAGTATTTGGAAAAGGTTTTATAGCACTTAAATTTTCTTGTAATTTTTGTAAGGTGGCTGTTGGAAACTGGTTATTAATAGATAGTAACATATTTTGACCTGATGCACTTTCATAAGGATCACCAGATGCTATTCTTTGCTCAGCTCTCTCTTTAATTTTTTCTATTCTTTTCAACAATGCAGCAATACGTTCTTGTTCTTTTCTTACTTTTGTAAGCATATCAGTTTGCAGTTCTTGTATTACTGCAACCTTTTGGCCGTTAGTATTTTGATAATCAGCTACTCTTGTAAATCCGATAACGTTCTGTTCTGTAAAGTGTCCACTCTCTACAAATGGTTTTGTTTCACCAGGTAATGCTCCTGACTGCACAATAACCTCACGGTAGTCAGTGCCCACATTATCGAGATCTTGGTTACCAGTGTTTTTATGTCTAGGTCTACCGACAAAATTAAGGTATTCAGGATCTGCTGGCACTGCTGTGCCTTCTTGTTTTACTTTAATACTAATATTACCCATGGGTGATTGTTCATAAAAATCATTTAGTCTTTGCTGTGTTAATTTTTGATCTGGATAATATTTTGCATAATCTTCTAAAAACTGCATTAAACCTGTGTCACGTAGCTCAGCTTCGGGTGCAGCTTTACCTTTGAAAAAGTTCATCCAATCTTGTGGTCTTGCTGCCTTCGGTGCATTAGGATCATTGATAACATCTAATGTAAAAGATTTAAAAGCAAAGTCTGACGGTTGCATTTGTTGTGTTAAGGGTAAAGTCGTGCCTGGTGGTCCTAGCGGTGCATCTTTTTCAATTTTTTTCTTTGGTGTTTCAACAGCATCAACCTTACCAAACACTTTAAAAAGTTTTGTAGGATTAAACGCTGTCAAGTTACCTGAGTCTACTACTTGTTGAAAGAAGTCCTCGTCTATAGCAGGGTCTGGTGTAAACTGTTGTTGATTAATATTCTCCAACGGATCACCGCCAATGGCCATACGCACAGCTCCGCCTTTTTTTAATCTTTTAATAAAACCAATATCTCCTTTTTTTTCATTTAAATTTTTAAAGTCTCCAACATCTAAGTTATTTTCAACTGCAAAGTCTAATTGATCTTTTAAACTTTTTTTAAATAGTTCTACCCTTGCTTCATTTGGTATAGCTTTCATATCTTCAACACCAAAAAATACACTTAATTTTTTTCCACCTTTACCCTCACGCACAGGCACTAACGTTCTTATTGCACGATCTTTGTAAATTTTATCTATAGCTTTATCTACAGCATTTAAAAAATCTAATTGATTACCATTTTTAAAATTATCTAAATTAATATTAGCCCCTTTGAGATTTAAATATTTTATCATATCCTCAGAAACAAAATCTAATCTATCCTTTGGTACAATATATTTTCCAGATTTAGTTTTTGTCTTTTTTGATAAATTAAAATCCATCTTCTCTGCTTGTTTTCTTAATGTTTTGTTTACTCTAAGATCAGCTAATTTGTTGATTAAGGGGTCAGTTATTTTTTGCAAATTATTATACGCTTGAAATGATGGGTTTATAAATTCAGGCTCAGTGCCTTGATCTAAAAATCTGCCCACATTTTTCAATCTACCAGCACCCTCAACTCTGGTTAAAAATAATGGGGTGTCATGAGCTTTATCAACCTTAACAAGTTTTAAATCTAATTGACCTTTTGAATCTAAAAGATATTTTTTATATTCTGGTATCTGAGAAAGTTCTTCTAAAAAATCTCTAGTCTCTTTTTGCATTGCAAGTCTAGTTTGTTCTAAACTTATAAAATTTTTAAATTCTTCTCTAATTTTTGTGACTTCTTCTGCATCATATTTTCTGTTAAAAAATTTTTCTGGTGTTAAGTCAGGAAACTGTCCTGAATCTTTAACATTTCTGTATCTAAATTCTAAAAAATCCTTAAAAAGTTCTTTAGGACTAAACTCTCCTGTTATACCTTGAGATGTTCTAAGCTCTTTTATCAAATCAAAACCTCGTGGATTAAAGTCTTTGACAGTGACCATTGGGGCATTAGGGGTAGACAAAATATTTATAATATTTGTTTCTGGAACTTGTCTAAAAACTTTATCAAATGAGTCAGTTGTTTTAGTTTTTTTTGGTTTGGGTTGAATTAAAATATCAAAAAAAGGTTTGAAGTTAGGATCATTTTTTCTTTTAGTAATAGCTCTACGAGTTGCGATGCCTAACGCATCAAGCCTTTGACTCAAAGCATAAGGTGAGTTGAAAGTTGTGCCGTCTTTTACAAATTTTTCTAAAACTTCTGTTAATTTAGGATCAGTTTCTGCTCTTTTTAATTGTGCAGCAGGTTGTGCACGTATCGCAAATTTGCTTTTAAAAATGTCAGGAACTTCTGAAATAATTTTTTGTCTAACTTCTTTTTTTAATTCGAAACCTTTACCACGTTCAGTTTTTAATAATCCCTGTAGATTATTATCTTTTATAATCTGACCTATGGACTTAGTTTTGTTTTCGTCCAAATCTTGTTTTAAAATATTTATCAATTGTTGTGTGTTGTCCTCTCTACTTTTAACACCCTCTTTTGTAAGTCTTGCTCCTTTTCCTGTACCATCTTCGGCAGCTAATGCGATCCGTGGTCCGGTGTCCATGCCTGGTGGTCCCTCTGCACGACCAATCGCAGGTACAGGTGAACCACCAAATAACTGTTTGACTTGTTGTACTTCAGGTAGATCTGACGTTGATTTTAAAACAGCATTAATATTCTTTAATCCTATACCTGCTAATTTTTTTATAGCTACAGGTGGTAATAAAAAGTCTAAAGAGTCAAGTGGTGCTAATGCTATGGATAGTCTGTCCTCACTATTAAGTTGTTCACCACTTTTTAATTTGTCAAAAGCTTTTCTTTGATTGCCATATAGAAATTGTCCAACACGACTCATTCCTTCTGTAAAACTTTGTCTTTTAAAACCCGCTTGATCTAACAGCTCCATTGCTTTTGAGTTTTGTAACACAGAACTAGGTAAATCAAAATCACCCGCATACTGATCAAACTCCGTGCCTTGAAATGCTTGTTGTGTAGCTAAGGATCTTAGTTGTTGATCCTTTTCTATTTGATCTAATGTTTCTTGTTCGGGAGTTAGTAATTTATATCCTCTTGCAATCGCTGTAGCAAAGGGTCTGAATATTTCTTGATCTGTTGGATCTACTCTTTGTTGTGGTATTACAGATCTTTGAGGTTGGAAAGTTTGTGGATCGTTTGGAAACTCAATACCAATCTTTGGCCTAGGTAATGGTCCTCCGTTCGCCATATAGGCGGGATCATTTTCAATTACATCATCAAAAGGATTGTAGGCCATTAATAATACTCCGTTTGTCCGTGGTCCGTGGGCTCATCATCGTAGTCATCTGACAACGCAACGTAGTTGCCCTTTCGAAACCTAAGTAATGCTTGACTCATGGAGTCGACAAGATCGTCATGTTCTGCGTGTGGGAACATGGCGCATTCTTCTATCATCTCTTCAGCCCAGCGTTCTTTCGGTGCCCATACTGCTCCGCTCTCAAAAACAGGCGCAACAGCGTGCACTCTGGATAACTTATCATTGCCTTTGCTAGGTGTAAAGTTGATAACGGGTATACCAAGCTGACGTAGTTCTTGTATGAGCGGGAGGCCCGAGGCTTTTGCTTCTATGATCACGGACTCCGGTTCCCAGTATTTATACTGTTCCATGGCTACACGTTTAAGCTCTGGGAACTCAAATCTATCTTTAACGATATCAAGCAATATTATATTAGGCGTTACCTCATCAGGGTAGAACACGCCCCATGTTGATATGGCACTGTAGTCACCAGATTCTTTTTTGGTAAACGCAGTATCATAAGATTGTATGATATGGCGTAACATAGGTATTTCTTTCTTATCCCATTCTTGCCACCACTCACGTCTGATAATAGCACCCTCTTCACCAGTAGGATTTTGTTGCCACTGAGCTTGCCATTTACGCTCTGACAAAGATGCTTTAACAGATTCTAATTCTTCTAACTTCCAATATTCAGGCCACACGGGTTTTTCATTAGGTAGGATTGCAGGAAACTCTATTACGTCCCATTGATCAGCTTTAACCTCGCCCATCGCTCTTACTAAGTTGCCAGTCAGATCTTTCTCTGACCAGCGAGTCATTACGCAGACGATCGATCCACCAGGCTGCAATCTTTGTCTCGGACCAGATGTATACCACTCCCATGCATTATCCATTGCTGTTGTTGACATTGCGTCTTGTTCGGAATGAGGATCATCGATGATAAGTAGATCAGCACCACGACCAGTAATAGCACCGCCAACACCAGCACCGAAATACTCACCGCCATGATTAGTCTCCCAACGCCCCGCCGCTTTGCTATCTTGACTGAGTTTAACATCTGTAAATACACTACGATATTCTTCTGTGTCCATCAAGTTTCTAACCTTACGGCCAAATCTATATGAAAGCTCAGCTGTGTGTGTAGTTTGAATGATCTTGGTCGATGGTTTGTGGCCCATGAGCCATGCAGGAAAGAGAAACGAAGCAAACTCCGACTTAGTATGTCGAGGTGGCATGTTAACAATTAATCTTTTAATTTCACCTGATAGTACCTTTTCAAACTTCTCACCGATCCTGCGGTGGTGTTCACCCTCTACAAAACCTGGCCACACAGTTGAAACGAACGTTAGAAAGGAGTCTCTTGCCTTACTTGCAAGTTCTAGCTGTGTCTTTCTTAGTTCTAATTTAAGTAATGCCTCTTTCGCTTCGTTAGCGTCCATTGACGAGACATCAAAGTCCATTCGCATATCAGATTTATATCATAGTAATTATTTGTGTAAAACTCAACCTAGGTGTCTAGCTAGTGCATGTATAGGGGGCGTTTAACCCCCCACCCCCCAGCGCAAAGCGCTACATGTGGTAGGTCTAACCTTAAGGGACTCCTATATGTGGTATGTTTTGGGATTT